AATTCACCAGTTTGAAAATTTACAATTTTCACTCATAAAAATCACATACAAACTCAGCCTCTGTTTTTAACCCAAAGCCAAATGGCGAAGCATACGACAAACACAAAACAAGTCAAAAATAAATTAGTGAACATTTATGCTCGCCGTTTCCTAGATAGAAGGAAATCTGCAAAATATAGCGTGGCTGAGGGAAAAGTAAACCAAAAACCATACCCAAAACTCTCATTGTATAAGGGGTCAAGCATATAACTTATAAGCCACATACAAAAAGTTGTGAAAACATTAAGACCTACTAACAAAATGAGGAAATAGGGCTTAACCCTGAAAATTGCCGTTAAAGAACAGAAAACCGTGAATAGCTGAAACCCAAACATAACAACTAAAACAGGCATAATTACCCCTTCTCGCCCCCAATAATCAGCGAACCAAGCCTCCCTTATCCCATCACTCAAAAAGGCAGACGTCCACTCGGTCTTCTTAAAAGACCAGTAGATAGACCCCCAAGTGCCAGAAGGGCTGGGAAATGATGGGTTTGGCCACGACATTTGAAGAAAAGGCATAAAAATCGAAACTGTAAAAAAGGCACACGCGAAGATAACGAGAAACCGCAACTAATTTTTTCCAAAGCGATCACTTAAATAATTAAAGACTAAAAATAAAAATTTAGCTATCCCGAACCCACCCCGTCTACCCTGTCAGTCACACACCCACATAAACAAACACAAAAATCAGAACAAGATGGATACAAAACGGATAAACACTCGCCTTTGGTGGCTTTTTAATCACGGTATACTTATATGCTTGTATATTGTATACTAATATATGGTGAGCAACGTGGGTGAGACAACAACTATAAGGGTTTCAAAAAACACGCTAAAAATGTTGGAAAGGCTACGCCAGAAACTTGGCGCCCAAACCCTAGACGAAACAATAAAGCTTTTCATAATGCAACAACGCAAAAAAAGGCTCAGCGAAGTTTTCGGCGTAGACAAGGGAAAGATAAAGCCTTTCACGGAGGAAGACCGCGGTGAAAACAGCAGTAGTGATTGACTCCTACGCTTGGATTGAAATCTTCATAGGAAGCCTCCAAGGCGAAAAAGCAAAAGAAACAATCCAAAANGCTGAAGAAGCCTACACGCCCGACATTGTTTTGGCTGAAATAGCCCGCAAATACATGCATGAAGGCGCAAAAGAACAAGCAATCCGAGAACGCTTAAGAACAATAGAAGAAACCTCGGAAATAACCTCAATAGACAAGGAAACAGCCATAGAATCCGCAAAATGCTACACACAGCTAACAGAAAAAGCCAAAAAAGAAAACCTAAAAACCCCAAGTCTCTTCGACGCCATAATACTAGCAACAGCAAAAACTCTAAACGCAAAACTCATAACAGGAGACCAACACTTCAAAAACCTAAACGAAACAATATGGATAAGCGAACTCTAAACGCCTCTTTTACGCCAGCGTTTGCTCCACTCAAACCTCTCCCGCAACTTCTCAACAAGCTCTTCTTCGCTNATGTTTGGATTCTGCGCCCTAATACCCTCAGCACATATACGCACAACAGCATCCGACATCCCAATCGCCAACTCAACCTTCCTTTCAGGAGGCAAACGCCCAAGCCTATCAGCCTCTTTATCCACGGCCAAACACACCAACAAATAATTACGCCCATACAAGCTTAAGAGGCATTCCCCTTAACCTTCAAACTCTTAATCAAGGCTTTAACCCGCTCCTCATCCCTCAAAAACTCCTCAATAATCGCGTTCACAAGCTGATAAATACGCAAATCGTTCAACAAAGCCAAACGCCTAACCGCCCCATGCAAATCCTCACGAACCTCAACAACAGTCCGCCTCAAATTTTTATCCAAAGCCCTAAACCAGCCTCGCCGCCTTATATCTGCTTAAATGGTCCGTTTTGCTTCTTAAAGCGTACAAGTAGTCAGCCAACAAGGGCTTTTCACGCCCAAGCTCCAAGACGATTTCAAGCGTCTGCGTTTTTGCGTCCACATAGTATTCGGCGCTTAAAATGCGGAAGTCAGCGTCCACGTTCTCGTTTGGAAGCGTAACATGGATTTTGTCTCCTGGCAAAAGAGGCGTATTCCCATAGTCTATAACCGTGCTCCGCAGTGTTAGATATTCCGCTGGGTCTTTATAGTGAGCCAGCAAAGCCTTAGCCCTCAAAAGGCATTCGTTGTCGCTGTAAAGCTCCTCATCCGTGTCCGTCAACTCGCGAAGCCCATAAGCTTGTTGACTGGCAGAATCCTCTTGCGTGCTGCTGTATCGGCGTCCACCAAAAAACAAGCCGTCAATCCACAAAGTGCCACTGTTAACCCCCTCAAAGTCAGCGTAAAAGCGCATTTTCTTTATTCGTGTCCAATCAAAAGACGCGCCGTAATAAAGCGCCCATAAATCCGCGTTTGCGCTGCCAACCTTAACCTGATAATTAGACCACTTTTCTTTGCCAATGTTAAAACTGCAGTATCTGACGCATTCATTAACATCTTCAAGGTGCACGTAGCACGTTCCGCTGACGCCCCCACCTATCTTTATCCAAAAACTTAAAAGCGGGTAAAGCTCCGCGTTAACTTCTTTGCCGCTATTCAACACAAACTGGGAACAAACAAAGTATAAGCCTTCAGCATAGTTTCTGATGCTTGCACTCCCCCTAACCCTGTCAACATTATCAAGGCTTAATGTGCCGCCGCCAACTCCAACCCCATCAGAAGGCATGAGGCTTTCAGTCCAAGCATCCTTATCCAACGGAACGCTCTTGTCAGCAGCGCCGTAAATTGTTACCTTGTTACGCACGGCAGTAATATCCCTACGATACTCATACTCCTCAATTAATTCCGAAAGGCTTACGGGGCTGGTCTTGCTCAAGCGCGGGAAAAACTCGAACTTGCCATCTGGGGCTACGCGAAAGTCATAGCCTATGACGCCTTGCTTGTCAGCGGACTCCGCAATATACTTGAGAATCTCAAAAACTGGTGTGTCCTTATATTCAAGCTTCGCATAAGTCGTGTCCGTAGCCTCAACAAGCTCTGTTCCGCCACGCGCATGACTTAAACCAACATAACTATCAAGCAAATACCTAACTATATCCTCGCCTTTTTGGTTGGTGAAAGTGCCCGCAAACACGCGGCGGAAGAGACGTTCTCCCCAACATCTGCCACCCACGCGAACATAATTTTCAACAGGCGAAGACTGATATTTGACCGTTTCAATGCGGCAAGTTATAATCTGCGGAACGTTTGCGCCCCTACCAATGCAGATATATCCATCCATGCCAACATCCAGCGGAACAGACCCGCCGGGACTATACTTTTTATCCCAATTCTGCAACAGCAAGTCGAAGCTGCTGACCTCGTTTGTGCAGCCTAAATGAACGCGGCATTGGATAACGTCGCCCTGCGGAACCGCATACTGCCCAAAGGCAATGGTCACTTTGGGAACGCTAACACTCAAGGGCTACTCCACACCTCGCCTGTAAAGCTCTTCTTCGCCTGAACGCCTTATGCTCCGGCTTCTTTCCGGCAGTTCCGCAGCAGCCTCATTGAAGCTTTGCACAGAAGCGGTTGCAGCATTCATCTGACTCGTGAAAAACCACATGGCAGCAGCCGCAGCGATTATCACGGCTATACCCACGCCCGTCAAAGCTAGGAAAGTTGCATAACTTATGTTTAGGGCGTTTTGGGCTGCGGTTGCAATCCAGCAGGCGGCAGCATAAACCTTCTGGGCTACGGCTACGCCTAGGCTTGACCGCAGGAACATGCCCATGACCGAGACAATCATCATGACGCTGTTAAATACGCGGGCTTGCTCGTCGTTTAGTAAGCCGAATTGGTGGGCTACATGCCCTATGGCTGTGCCAGCAGCACCCAAACCGGCAATGGCTGAGCCGAGGCTTTTTATGCGGACGCTTAGGGCTTCTGCGTCTGTTTGTATTCTTGCAAATTCGCTGCTTGCATGGTTGACAGCCCTTACTGTTATGGCGATTTCTCTGAAGCTCATGTTAAGCCAGCCTCCGATTTTGCAGCGTCAATTGCCTCGCAAATGATAGCCTCAAGCCTCGGCAGATGCTCCTGGAATGCTGGGTAAAGGTATGGGCGGGCTTGCATGTAACGTGTGCCAAACTCAACGAACAAAGCGTAGGTGGCTTCTGCGCCTATTTCTGCTACCCAATCGCTTATCTTTGTGTAGATGCTGCTTTGCAGATATCCAGTTTTAACTGGGGCTAGTTGTTTGGCTAGGGCTTGGACTTCTGCCGCCCAGTCTGTCAACTGTCTTTGCACATGCCTTTGCATGTTGGCATCGAACCGTTGGATGGCTTGCTTAAACTCTTCAAAGCCCGCGACTTCGCATGTTATTTCGACCGCCATTTCGCCTCACGCTCCGCCTTTTCTCGTTCTTCCTCCGTTTGCTTGTCCATTTCATTTAGAATCACGATGAATTGCTGGATTGTTTTGGCGGGCTGTTTTGCGAGTTGTCTTGGTGTCCAGCCGAACTCCTTGCAGAGGCGGAACTCTGTGAGGGCTTGGTTTGGCTTTTGTCTGCGGATGGCTCTGATAAAAAAGCGGTTTCTTCGAGGCTGATGGCATTAAGCTTGTTTACGGTTTGGCTGAAGATTTCGCCGAGTTCTACTGGTATACCCTTCTCTGAGTCTTCACTTAAAAGTTTCTCCAGTGTTATGGGTTTGTTTGGCGGCTGTTCTTTAAGGGAAGCCATTATGGTTTCTGCCTGTATTGTTACGTAGTCGCTGCTTAGGACCTGCCCTGTGGTTGGCGAGTATTTCGTGTGTTTTTGGATTATGCGGTTTCTTTTAGCCCAGCTTAATTCTGTGAAGACATATTTTCCAGCGTATTCCTCCCCGAATCTTTTGTCGATTTCTAAAACTTGTTTTCGCATTTTAGAACGCCTCACCTTTTAGGTTATGGAAACTGTTTTTGCTGTGAAGGAGGCTTTGCAGGAGACGAGTTCTTCTATGCGTGTTGGTGATGCCACTTTTTCCCATTTGCAGTTGCTGAAGACAGCCTTGTTTGTTCCGCCTAAGCCGAATTCTAGGCTGAACTCTGCATCGTTTATTATGTCTTCAAACTCTTCTTTTGTTTCGAATTCTAGGGTCAGTTCGCCTGTTAGGTTTCGGTGCCTGTGGGGCAGGTATTTGATGATGTTTCCATTTGTTTGGCGAATTACCGGCACAGCCTTCAAGTTGTTTTCAACTGTGAATTTCCAGTCTGTTACGCGGTCAAGCAGGCTTGTTTCTTTTTTGACGTAGCTTTCGTAGAATGGCACTGCTCCAGCGTAGTCTGCGTACGTTGCGCCTTCGATTTTTGATGTCCCAACAGTTAAGTCTTGTCCGATTAGTTCTGCAGTTGCTTTGACAACGTCTTCGGTGCTGCATTCAACTGTGAGTTTGTGGAATTTGCAGCCTTTGTAGAGGAGCGATGTTATGTCTGTTGCTGATGCAAATGCGCCTTTGTAGTATAGCGTTTGAATGCTTAACGACTTATCCAACTCCACTTTTGCCCATTGGAGAAAGGCTATTGGCGCTTCGCTTGGCAACGGATAACTAACTTTTAGGCTTGGCGTCCTCAAGCCTTTCTTGATTGCTTGTAAGTCGATGCTGCCCACGCCGCGAACTTTAATGTTTGAATGGTCTACTGTTGGCTCTACTGTTTCTGCTGGAATGCCAAGCATTGTGGGGTTTGTGGGCGTCTGCCCATAGGTTTCTTCCACCACATAATAGATTCGGGTTTCATGCGCTCCATATGTTGCGGGCATTTAGAAAACACCTCCTATGTCCTCGAAGGACCATGATTTTAGGGTGAATTCCGTGCAGTAGATGAAGGGTTTAAGGTTCACACGGTCAACATCACGGTAGGAAACAACATCCAGATAGGATAGGTTGCCGCCTGGACTGTTGCGGTTCTGCCTTACAATGCGGTTTACTTCTTCAACCATTTTCTGGCGAATGTAGGCGTCTTGACTCCAAACGTTAACGCGTAAGCTGCAGACACGTCTACGAAGTCTACCGCTCATTTCGATTTTTGTGTCTCTGCTTTCTGCTAAGCCAACTGTGATTTGTCCATCAACGTTTTTGAATAGTTCGCGGTCAACCCATTCTCGGCTGACAACTATGGAGGCAAGTGAACCGTCTTTTTTAACTACGTGCATGTTTTGGCTTAGAAGCCTAATAACCGTGTCAACTGGACTTTCCATTTCGCTCATGTGCCTATCAGCCTCCTGCAATTAGCTTTGAAATAGGCTGTTTCGCCCTTCCAGTCGAAGGCTTGAACGCCTAAAATTGTGTAGTCGCTGCCCTTCCGCCTAACCTTGTCATGCTGCCTCAAAGGCGCAAAAGCGTAAACGGTTATGTAGTCGTTGATTACATAGCCAGGTTCGATTAGAACTTCGTCGTTTCTTGTTGGCGAAACGATGGCTTTGATGTCTATGCCTTCGCCGTAACTAACGGTTTCACCAGTTTCTACGATGGGATAAAGCGTTAATGTTTCGCCTTTTGAGCGCAAAATCTGCGTGAAACGTGTCAAAGGCTCTTCATAATTTAGGAATAGCCTTGCAAGCCAGCAGACCGATGCCATAGCCTTCTTGTTTTCCACAGGGCTGTAGTCGGCGTGTTTAACGCCCCAGAACATGAACTCATCCTTATGCTTGTCGATGATTTTCATGCCATAGGCGAGACTTGGTTTGTCATGGTTTTTGCGGATTCGACAAAGGATTCCGCTTGTAACCGCATCATAATAATCGCAAGCTGGAAAACGTGAAATTACATCAATATAACCAGCCCAGCAGATAGCTGGGTTATAGGCTGGGTATTGTGCTGAAGCTCTAATGGTGTTGATAAAATCGTAAACTTTCTGGCACGAGAGGCTCCAGCCTTCATAATCGTATAAGCCGATTAATGCGTAGGCTAATGGGTCATCGTAAACCTCGTTTTCGTTCAAGCCAACACGATGCCAGATGCCATCTGCAGGGTCAAAATAGAGCCATAAGTTTTCAAAGCCTTCACGCAAGAAGCCAACAGCCTTAGCCATCATAGTCTCATAAAGGCTTGAGTTTGCAACATCGTATTTTTCAGCAAGCATTTTAAGGCCTAACAGCCCGTAGAGGCATTCAACATCCAACTGTAAAAGCCAATTGTCATCGATTGTGACGGCTCTTGCGAATCCACCGTAGGCTTGTTGGTCTTGCATTGTTTTAAGAAACGTGTTTCCAGCAAGTTTGGCAGCGTCTAAATAGTCTGCATCATTTGTCAGCTCGTAAGCTTTTAAAAGCGATGGGATAACTCTGCAAGCGTCTATGGCATAATAGTATGTGCTGTTTTCGGCTGATTTGAATCCGCCATAAGCTTTCTTGGCTGGGTCTGTGCACTGCTGCGTTAGGATAAAGTCTGCAAGATTAATGATTTTGTTGTAGATGTCTGTTTTTTGGTTTTCAAACTGCTTGCTACTATAAGCCTCGTGGAGGAAGTCTATGGCGAAGGCTGCAGAGAAAGCTGCGCGTCCCCATTCTGGGTCTGGAGTGTCTGGTGGAATCACGTAAACGTAAGGTGCATA